TGTCACCTAACAGGTTTGTACCCGGATTGGTGGACAGGTCGTCGATTCGACAAGCCTGTCAAGTTCTGGGTAGCTGGTAAAGACAAAACCACCACCCGAGACACCCTTCAGAAAGAACTGTTCGGCTCGATCAACGCTTTTGGTACAGGAATGATTCCAGCCGAGATGATTGACCGTACGTGGTCCATGCAAGGTGTGCCAGCTGGCATCGAACTTGCCAACATCAAGCACGTATCTGGTGGATTGTCTCAGGTCGGATTCAAATCCTACGACCGAGGGGTGGATTCTTTCTTCGGTACGGCTATGGACGGTATCTGGTTGGACGAAGAGTGCCCGGAAGACGTGTACGGTGAGTGTCTTTTGCGTACTATGACCACAAACGGACTGCTTTACCTCACATTTACCCCCAAAAAGGGTCTAACTCCACTCGTTCTGGGGCTGGCCAAAGCGTCCAAATTTATTGATTCTGACCGATTTATCGAGATGGAAGAGGGTCTTGAAAACCCGTCCCGTGTTGTTGTCATGGGATCGTGGGATGATGTACCGCATCTGGACGAAAAGTCCAAGCAAGAGATTCTGCAAGGCACACCGCCAGCACTTCGAGATGCTGTGTCCAAGGGTATTCCCACAATCGGTGAAGGCACGGTGTTTCCGTTGTCTCGCAGTGACATCGAGGTGGAAGATTTCTCAATTCCTCCCCACTGGAAGCGCTGGTACGGCATGGATGTGGGTGGCTGGACCGCTTGCACGTTTATGGCTGAGAATCCAGATACGGGACAGCTGTACGTAACGGGTGTCTATAAACGTGATCGAGCAGAACCACTCATTCACGCCCAAGGAATCAAGAACCTTGCCAAGAACTGGATGATGGGGGCTATTGATCCAGCGTCTAGACAGCGCTCACAGGTAGACGGGCAGCAGCTGATGGTGATGTACCGAAATATGGGACTGAACATCGTACCAGCCAACAACGCTGTGGATGCCGGTATCAGTCAGATGTGGGAGTTGTTGAGCACGGGCAAGATGAAAGTGTTCAAATCGTGCACTCCTCTGTTTTCCGAGATGATGGTGTACCGCTACGAGAACGGTCGCGTCAAAAAGGAAAACGATCACATCATGGACAGCTGGAGGTACGCTGTAATGACCAGGGATAAAGTATCCCGTACTCCTCCCACGCAAAACACCAACCTACAGGGATACTCGCATGGACGAACCTTTAATTTCTAACACGGAATCACTGTCTCCAGAGGATGCAGTTCTTTTGATGGAAGCCATGGCCCAAGCTATGGAAAAGATGAAGAACGACCAGGAAGAAGCAGAATCGTCCCTGGCATCCGAGATCGAGGGCAAGCTCCGTATGCGTATGTCTCAGCGTTCCCAAAAGGAGAACGAATGGACACGCTCACAGGACCTGTACATGGGCAAGCTGAGCAACGGCATCTATCGACGTGTGTTTCCAGCTGATCCAGAGAAGGAAGCCCAAAAGGAGAAACTGCGTGTCAACATCATTCGTCCGAAGGTAAAGACCGCAGTATCCCAGTTGGTATCCAGCCAGTTCGGAGGTGGTGAAAAGAACTGGAACCTGATGCCCAGCAAAGTACCACAGACTATTGGAACTGTCGATCCAGTTGCTGCGGTGAAGTTGATGGAGGATGAGATCGAGGATCAGCTTGAGGAGACGGATTACGTCCGTGAGATCAAAGCGGCTATGTACAACAGTCTGATTCTCGGAACAGCTGTCGTCAAAGGTCCGCTGAACGTAGGCCGTATGCGTAAGGTGTGGGAACCGATGCTCGCTGAAGACGGAGTGTCGGTAGTTCGTGTACCCCGCATGACGACCGAACACGTTCCGTGTATCAAGTCTGTCGATCCGTGGATGTTCTATCCGGATATGACTGTGCGCAAGATTGACGACGCGGAAGATGCCATTGAGATTCATGCCATGTCCAAACGGGACCTTCTCAAACTACGTAGCCACAAAGGTTACAAGGCTGACCAGATCGAGAAGATTCTCCAAGAGGACAACAAGGACTTCATCACATCATCTCACGCCCCTCCGTACTCGTTCCTCAACAGTGATCTGTTCAAGGACAAATATCTCGTGTGGGAATACCACGGGCGTATTGATCGTTCGTGCCTGTGCAAGATGGGCATCGATCTTCCGATGGACGAGGACCCAGTAGAGTCTTTCTGGGGGGAGGTGTGGGGGAGTGCTGGCAAGATCATCCGAATCGATCTGGCGAACCTGGAGACGGCATGTAGCGTGCCGTACGCAGTGGACACGTGGGAAGAGGACCCGAGCAGCATCTTCGGGTTCGGACTACCTCTGATCAACGAGGACCAGCAACGCGTAGCCGAGGGTATGTGGGACGTGATTGTGGACAACGCCAAGATCAGTTCCGGTCCCCAGGTCGTACTCGATAAGACCTCTATCGAGCCCAGTAAAGACGGATCGTGGAATCTGGAGCCCTGGAAGGTGTGGCTCAACAAGGGATTCACATCAGCCTCTCAGGCTATGCAGTTTGCGGAAGTACCTAATCGGCAACAGGAACTGACAAATGTCCTGGAGATGGCTAAAGCGTTCGCTGACGAGGAAGCTGCTATTCCTCTTCTTGCTGGTGGGATGGATGCTCCTAATCTCGCTTCTGGTGCTACGGGACTTGCGCTTGTGGCTAAAGCGTCCACGTCCGTACTCCACGAAAAGAGCGCCCAGTGGGACGACAACATCACGTCGAAAGTGATTGGGTGGATGTACGATTGGAACATGCAGTACAGCCCGAAGGAGGACATCAAAGGAGACTTCGAAGTAGATGTCCGTACTACGACTTCCTATTTGCGGCAGCACATGGAGAGTGTCAACCTTGAAAAGCTCATCGCGCAAGCGAGTCAGAACCCCGACCTCAACAAAGTCATCAAACTGGATGAAGCGGCTAGAGCGTTGGTGGCAAATATGCAGCTTCCTAGTAACCGATTGGTTCGAAATGCTGAAGAGGTACAAGCGTGGGAACAGCAGCAGCAACAGAACCAGCAGCCTGACCCGGCTCTTCTCAAATTGGAAGTCGATAAACAGGCACTTGAAATCGAAAAGATGAAGTTGCAACTGGAAGCTCAGAAACTCCAGTGGGAACGGGAAGACGGAATGCAACGTGCTCAGATGGAGTATCAAGCCAAGCAAGAAGCTAACGATGCCCGTGTGATCGAATCCCAAGCCAAGGTGCAAGGTGAGCAGTTGAAGAAGGAACAGGAATACATTCAGTTTGCAACAAAGACGCAAATGGACAAAGCAAAACTGGATGCTGAGATTGCAATGAAACTACGGGCACAGTCCGCACAGGAGTTCGTGGACGGGGCCAAGTTGGAGTTGGACGCTAACAAACAGCGTCTGACAGAACGGGAGCTAAATCTTGCTGAAAAGACCGGGGAGGGCATTTGAGAAAGGCGAGAGATGTACTGATAGCGCTTAAGGAGCAGATTGCGCTAGACAAAGACGACAGACTAACGCACTTGGCACGAACTGACGATCCCATCGAGTCCGCCAAACTGCGCGGTGAAATCCGCTACGCGAGTAGCCTGCTTGACCAAATGTTAGCTATTCTAGCCAAGGGAGTTGACTGATTATGCCAAATGAAGTGCTATACAAGACGCCTGAAGAACAAGAGCAGCTGTTTAACAAGTTTTGGGAAGATGATTCTCTTACTCCTGCAACTCTAACAGCCACGCCTACTCCGGCCCCCTCGTCCGAGGTTGTGCCTAAACCCGAAGAAAGTGCGACACCAGAAGTAACACCCGCAGCAAAGCCTGAAGACACACCGACGCCGGAAGCAGTTGCGACTACGACCCCTCCCGACAAAGAAAGTCCTCAGACACCTGCACCGACCCCTGACCCCATTGGTGAACTTCTCAACAAAGTTCCGGAAGACCTGAAGCCTCAGCTAGAGACTTTGCTGGCGCAAGCCAAAGAAGCACAAATTTGGCAGCAGCACCACCAGAATCTGGCATCGAAGCATCGGAAACTCCACAACGAGTTGAATCGTCTCAAAGGACAGGTGGAACAAGCTCAGAAACCGCAACCGGCTCAACCCGCGTCTACGGTAACAACTGAGATTGATGAAGTTGAGAAACAGCTGCAAGAAGCCGATCCCGTACTGGCGAAGTACCTCAACACCAAACTGGCTAAACTGGAAGCAAAACTCGCCCAGGAAGCACAGGTAAAGGCGCAAGAGGCAATCCAGCCGTACGAGCAGCAGCAACAGGAACACTTCATTAGTGAGCAACGTAACATCCTGACTCAAGCTGTACCTAACTGGCAGGAAGTTGCAACGAGTGAGATGTTCAACGCGTGGTTGGAACACCAAACTCCGACTGTAAAGGGTTTGTACAACTCCTACGCTGCTGACAACATTCGACTTCTACAGTTGTATCAAAACGACATGGAACTGTGGTTTGGGTCCCAAAGCCAGCCAAAGCAAGCACCCGCACAACCGGCAGCAGTGGTAACGAGTCCGGTAGCTGCGAGAGTAGTAGAGAATCGACAGAAGAAGTTGGAAACATCAGCCCCACTTCCAGGCTCTCACGTAGGTGTTGCTAAGCCAGCCGAACGTACCCCAAAGCAGCTGTTTGATGATTTGTACAACAATCCGGACTTGATCATGTCCCTTCTGGGCAAGAGTCCGAACAACTGACAAACGAAAGAGGGAGAAGTAACCAATGACTACGCAGTACAATACTTACGGTGATCTTGGCGAGACGATTGGCATCTATGCCAGTTCCAAGCTGCTCAAGACTGCCGATACCAAGCTGGTTCTGGACAAGTTCGGTCTGTCCGAATCAATGCCGGCCAACAAAGGTGATACCATTCGGTGGCGTCGAATCAAGCCGTTTCCGGTGAATCTGAGCACTCTAACTGAGGGTGTGACGCCCCCGGCCACGAACATCGAGTTTGAGACGGTTGATGCAAACCTGTACCAGTACGGTGCTCGGTACGCATACACCGATGTGGCAGCTGATTTGCTCGACCTGAACTTCCTGAATCCGACTATCGAAGAGGCAGCCAAGCAAGCGGCTCTGACTCGCGAGTTGCTGATCTGGAACACCCTGAAGAGCGGTGGCACCACGTTCTACTCCAACGGCTCCGCACCGATCGACGTGAACACTCCGGTGGATTCGGACGCGGTTCGCGCTATCATCCAGCACCTGGATCGTAACCACGCCACGAAAGTTGCGAAGATGATCAAGGCGGGTCCGAACTTCTCGACCGAGCCGATTCGTCCTGGCTACATCGCGGTTGGTCACATCGACCTTCAGCGTGACCTGGAAGAGATGGACGGCTACGTTCCGGTTGAGAACTACGCTAGCTACAGCCCGGTGTCGGAGTTTGAAGTGGGCTCGCTGAACGGTGTCCGTTTCATCTTGACTCCGCATCTGTCTCCAGATTTGGGTGCTGGTTCCGCTACGTTGAACGGTATGCGCAACACCAACAGCGCTGTGGACGTGTACACTCTGGTGATCTTCGGTAGTGACGCGTACGGTACGGTGGCTCTCAAGGGAATGAACTCTGTCCAGGTCAACGGCCGCAAGCCGACCATGAACACTCCAGGGGATGAACTCGGTCAGCGGGGCAGTCTCGTGTGGAAGTTCTGGCATGCGAACAAGATTTTGAACGACAACTGGATCGCCAACTTCAAGTGCGCTGTGACCCAGCTGTAATCATTGCCCAACGACTTAGGAGAGAGATAAATGGCTACGTATAACAGCAACATCTGGAATCTGAAGCTCGATTCCGCTCAGCACGAGACTACCACGGTGTTTGGCAAGGTGGCAATTCCTGCCGGCACTTCGGTTACGTCGAGTGATACCCTCAACCTGTTCCGCGCCCGTTCCGGTACTGCGGTTGTTAGCTTCTGGCTGTACACCAATCAGTGGGCTACTACCGCTGGTGAGGGTGTTGTCGGTCACTACGCCACGGCTACTGGCACTGCCATTGATGAGGACTCTATCTCGGTAGACGTAGATGCTGAGGACGCTGGTTTGACGATGAGTTTTGCTGATGCTTTGGCGACTCCGTTTCTTCCGGTTTCTCAGGACTACTTCGTGGCCGTGAATGTGGGTACGATCACTGATCCAGTGAGTGCCGGTGAAAAGTACCTGTTGTTTGGTGCCGTTCTTGCCCGTCCTGGCGATACGGTAACTTCCGTGTACACGTGGAACGGCGAAGCTAGCGGCAGCCTTTCCGACGAGTAATCTGTAACATCAACCCTTGCGGTAATTGACCCCCACCTCTGCCAAACGGTATGTGGGGGTTTTGTTGGCAACAGGCTTTAAGCTGATGCCCCTGGACATAATGAAACCAGACGAAGGAGTAACACCGATATGAGTAACGCTGAAACTACGACCCGTACCAGCAACGATCCGGCTGACATTCTGCGTGCCGAGCTTGCTTCCCTTAAGTGGCCTGATCTCAAGCGCAAGGCTTCTCAAGAGTACGGCATCAAACTGCTCGCTGAATACAACGCGGATGACATCATCACCCTGATTGTTGGTAAAGCAACTGGTGCCACCAACTACGTCACGGACAAGCAGGACCTGTCGGAGAAGGATTCTCGTGCAGGCTGGTCTCGTATCCGCGTAATGAAGAACAGCAACGAACAGGGCACCCACTGTATGGTATGCCACAACGGCTACCAGATTGCTATTCCGTACAACGTGGAAGTTAACATTCCCACCGTCACGGCTGAGTACATTGCGTCAAAGCAGACTCCCTCTCCCGTTGAAGCTGGGGACGGTGTTGGGGTACGTATCGAATACGCCCCTCGATGGGTGGTAGCGTTCATGGAAAAGAACTACGGTCCGGAAGGGGAAACGAACTACATTCCCAAGAGTGAACGTCACAAATACTGGACGGAGATTCGCGAGCGCAAGCTGAATGAGAAGCGTGAGTTCTTCCGTCGATTCCAGTTTTGGCCCACTGACAAGAAGCTGAAGCAGTATTTCGAGGCTGGCCTGTTCCGTAAGGAGGAAGTCCGGGCATGAATTATCTCGACCTCACCAACGAAGTGATCCGTGAGTCGGGCATCTCTTTGAATGCTCTGACCAGCGGTAACTTCACTTCTTCCACACTTGATCCGATGTACACCAAGGTTAAGAACTTCGTCATTCAGGCGTGGGAGGAGATTCAGACGGAGAGGCGAGATTGGGAGTACATGCAGCAGAGTGCTGTGGTACGTTTGGAACCCTCTATCGAGGTGTACGGTGGAGGTTCCACTAACGATTTAACAAGTGACTTTGACGCGGCTACGTTTCGGTTGCACAACACGGCTAACGCGAACGTATTTACGTCTCGGTCCAGTGGTGCTTTGACGATTGAAAGTGGGGCACTCGCAGACGATGATGCAGAGGGTATTCTGAAAATCAACTCGTTTGCGGCCAGCACTCCGTTCCTGTTTGAGCCTGGGGATTTGTTGACCACGAGCAGTTCATCCGCGTTTTGCTACTTCCGTCGATGGGGTCGGTATGATCTGTCCCAAACAGGGGGTTTGAACAGGGACGATGTTTCAGACATCGCGGAGATCAAAGTTGATTCAGTAGCTTTGACTGACTACCAGTATGAATCTGGACAGAGTTACACTTCCGTTACTTGGAAGCGTCTTCAGTACATTCCGTACCAGAACTGGCAGCGATACACATTTGACCGTCCGACCAGTGTCGATGAACCCAAAGCGTTTACGGTCAGCAACGACGGACGTGTAGAGTTCTGGCCCCCGATGGACACGTTTTACCATCTGTCGTTTGAGTACACCAAGACTCCGCAGACGTTTAGCACGTACTCAGATACCCCAACGGGTCTTCCGGCACGGTTTCACAAAGCCATTGCTTGGCGTGCTCTGATGAACTATGGGGAATTTGAAGGCATTGCCCAGATTTACAATCGGGCTAAAGCTCGATACTCCAAGTACAATTTCGAGATGTGCCGTGACCTTCTGCCCATTCCAGAGGTAGGATACGATGCCCGCAAATTCTGAAATCTACCAGCAAAAGGCAGTAGTTCTTGACGGGGGACTTGATCTAGTCACCCCGCGTTTGCTTGTGGAGCCCGGAAAGGTTGTAGACTGTCTGAACTACGAATGCGTGGATCAGGTCGGCTACAAGAAGATTGATGGGTTTGAGAGATACGACGGTGGTCCGAGCCCGTCGTCCACGGTATCCTACTGGGATATGAAAACTGTAAAAAGCAGTGGTTCTGCTACTCCGTTTTCTGACGGGGACATTTGCGAGATTACTTACGAGGATACTAGCGGGGAAGTGCGTGTGTCGTACAACACGATACTCACTACGTACGCCCAGGATGGAAGGTGGTGGGTGCGATTCAATCCCCCATATCGTTCTATGCTTGCAACCTCCTCGTACGCCACTCTCATCAACGCGCAAGGTACGGGATCAACTACTGCTGCCACTTCTGGGGGATTGGTAGTAGTCACTCCTAACAACGCTGTTAGTACGGCCCTATCGTACGCTGACACTACTCGTAATACCATTTGGGCACTTCCACAGGACAACTTCCCGTACGGAATGCAGTATCACAAGGACAGTCTGTACGTGGTTGCTAACTGCCGGTACATGTATCTAGCTCTCGATCCGTCTCTGTACGGTTCTCCTCCATCTGTGACTGCTCGTACGTTCTTCGTCGGGAACAAGTATTCGATTGGTGGAGTGACGGGTACGATTCTCGACTGGAAGTTCCTTCGCGGAGGATTCGATGGCGTAGGTACGTCAGGTGCCACACGCGCCTGGATCAAGGTTCTGGTGTACCCTGACGCAGCCACAACTCCGACCAACAACACTACGTGCAACATAGACCGCACCAACGATGTGTACACGACCGGCAACGTGACGTGCTGGAAATACTACGCGTCGATTGACGTAGACGGACCTACGGACGCGGCAAAGGTCTGGGGAGGTGTTCTGTACAAGTCCCTGGAAGACGGTACGACCAGGGATTCTAACACCAACACGTGGAAACAGAAAGACCTTGGACTTGAAGTCTATTTCAAGAACGGCAGCAGCACCATCACCCCGAAAGAGATGACCCTGTACACCACAGAAGCTCAGCTAGCGAACGAGTTGCAGTCGGCGTCTTCCAGCCCTCCGAGTGATGACCCCACTGCGTACACGAATCTGGAACTCGGGTACACGGGTAACGGAACGCACTGGAACACCGTTGATTGGAGCTCCCACATCGACTCACAGCAGGTTCCGTTAAACAGTCCTACTGTGTTCGATCTATCCACTGATGACGACACTGGTGTGTACGCTCGTCAGGCGGGTAATTGGGGTGATGGTACTGGTATCAAGTTTACCGGCTTTAATTTCCACATTCCGAGCGATGTAATCATCACAGGTATCACCCTGTCTGCTAAATGCTTCCACCAGGAAGTAGTTGTTATGGGTGATCCGTATTTTAACCGGGTACAATTAACCCTGGCAGGGTCTGCGAACAAGGCCCAAGGAACCTCTCTCGTTGTCAGTTCCACGAATCCAGCATCCCCGAACTCATTCACGTTTGGTGGGGAGAATGATCTATGGGGGCTGTCCGGTGTTACTCCGGATCAGCTGAATGGTGCTGACTTTGGTGTGTGGATGACTCCACAGCTGATGGACATCTCTGGTGTGCAGTACCTGTTCTGGGACACGCTGATCGTAACGGTGCACTACTACCGTCCGGTCGGCAAGGTGTACTTTCACGATGGCTCCGGAGGGGTGGAAGCCAAGTTGGTACGTATCCATCTCCGTAAAGGGTCCTGGGCTGGTGCGGACGCAGAAGGTGTGATGCACGTGTACGACGTTGTGGACGACGGAAGTCGTAACTACATCAAGGTCGGAGACAACATGCGCATCATATCGGGTGGGCCGAACATTGGAGAGGTGACAGCAGTAAAAGCGTCCCTGCTTCCGAGCCACGCTGATTTGGTAGCATCGGATCGTCGGTTTCAGATGATCAGCGCTAACTACTTCCTCAACGACGATTGGGACACCATTTATGGGTGTCACGGATTGGGGCCAGCTTTCAGCTACGATGATCGCTACTTCCGAAAGATTTACACAGCGTACACGTCCGAGTTGGATAAGCCCTCCCACATCGTGAGCTACCGTAACTATCTGGCTCTCGGGTACAGGAGTGGTAACGTGTTGCTGAGTAGGTACGGTGACAGCGGTCCGGAACCTGAGAACTTCGATCCGATCCAAGGTGCTCGTGAGTTCTCGTTCGTGGACGGAGTAACTGGACTGAAGGAACTGGCCGATACGTCTCTTGGTGTGTTTTGTACCCAAAGCATCAATCGTATCGTTCTGAACACCACGGCCACGGACAGTGCATCCCTGTTTTACACAGCCGTCATCAGTCCGAACACAGGTGCTATTGAGTACACAGTTACCTCATTTGGGAACCTGACACTGCTGTGCGATCAGTACGGTATTCGCTCAGTCGAGCAGACGGATGTGTACGGAGACTTCGTAGGTCGGCCCGTATCGTATCCGGTATCTCCGTGGTTGCGTCCACGCCTCAGTTCGAAGAAATACTGGTCAGATTCCAAGATTGCACAGAAGCCTCTATTTGCTCACGCGTGTCGAGCCAAGAACCAGTACCGTGTGTGGTTTGATGATGGGTACATTCTCAGCATGAACATGAACACCACGGAGGAACCTCCCAAGTTCATGTTCAGTCGGTACGCTTTTGATTGGGGTGGATCAACCGTTCCGTTGACTCCAATCTGTGACACAACGGTCCTGGACAAAGGAGGGACTGAGCGTATCTTCGTGGGCCACTGGAATCGGACCTCGACTGCGGGCGGATACGAAAACACTACTAACTTCTTCAAGTACCCGTTCGAGTTGGAGAAAGGATGGTCCTTTGACGGGCAAGACTTTCCGGCCCGTGTCACAATCAATCTGTCGTTTCTTCAGACCCCGTTTGACAATGACATCATTCGAAAGGTTGAACTCCACGCCTTGGACTACAACAACACGAATCTGTGGTGCAACTTCGGAACCAAGTACACGGATGAGACGCTGTACGACAACCTGAGTATGGGAGATGTGTACGTAGCCGCTGGGCGAGATTCCGCAGGATCGGTATCCACAGACTATACCCCGTTTTCGAAGATGATGTCTGTAGCGTCTCGTGGACGCCCACTGTTTATGAAGTTGAAGAACTCCACTCTGTCCACGGACGGTCTTGGGGATTCTTGGATACAGCCTCCTCACATTTTGCAAGCCCTGCTGGTACAGTTCATTCCAGCCAAGACGGAGATATAACGCATGCCTAACACTCCTCCCGGCTCCATCGGAGCTAATGTACGTTCTCAAACTCCTAGTGGTGGATTGATGTCGGGCATCTCGGTCGGGGGTCCCGGTATCTATCAGTACACCCCTCCGAAGAAGCATCTCGTCTATGGGCTGATGCAACAGTACACCGATCCGAACACGAGCCAGTTTGTACGTCAAGCATCTGATCGAGGTGCTGAGTTTGCTAACGCTCGTGGTATGGGCTCTGGGGCCTACGCAGCGGGCGCTGCTGCGCGGGAAGCGATTGGGGCAGCCCTGCCTATGGCTCAGCAAGACAGTGAGACTCTGACGCGCGTAGGGCTCGCTAACGCTACCAGTGCTCAGCAGTACAACGACCTGCTCACCCAGTTGGAAGCTGCTCGATCTGAGGGTGGTTCACAGAACGTGTACGGAGGTCCGTCTCAGGAAGAGATGGATCACGAGTTGCAACTCCAACGTGAGCGTCTAGCGTTTGAAGGTGAACAGAACGCTTTCGGGCGTCAGCAGCAGAACTCCATGGGCATGTTCGATTTGTACGGTAGTCTGTTTGGTAATCAAATGGATTATGCCAATCAACGTCAGCTTGGTTACGATCAGTTTGGATTTAATCGAGCACTGGCTACGATACAGCCCGCAATCAGCAACAGGCTGATCTGGGTTTGCGAAGTGACTACTTCAACTACCTTGGTAACACTGCCCAATCACGTAACAACTTCTACCAGAACGTAATCCTTGGTGGTATGCAAAATCCTGAGTGGATGGCTAATCCAGAGGCATTCTTCGGATTTGCTCAGTACGCAACGGGTATGGTTCCTGGTGCTGGCAGTTCTTTCTTTAACAGCTTGTTTGGTCGAGGGGGTTAATCACTATGGACTGGGGAGCAACGTCAGGTGGTAACGTAGGGGTTAATTTGATGTCCGGAACCAAGAGCCTATCGTTCATGGACTTTGCTGGAATGGGAACTCAGATTCTCGGAGGGTGGCTAGGCAGCCGAGAGGACAAGAAAGAGAATCGGATGACTCGCCAAGCTAATCGTGAACAGATGATGGCACAGCGAGCCGGTCAACGTGAAGCTCTGGCAGCGGGGATGCAAACGGATCAGGACAACTACGCACGCACAATTATGCGTAACCGGGCAGCTATTGCCCCGTACTCGGAAATGTACAGCGGTCCACGATTCAGCACGGCTCAGCCGAATGCTCCGATATACAACCCATTGATGGACCCCAATCACATTTTCAGTACCACGTTGTCCAAGCCAGTAACTGGTCCGTCTACTATGCAGCATCAGTGGAACGGTGGATACGCTGGCGTGGGCGGAGGTTAAGACACATGGATATGAACCGAGCGGGTCCGCTAATGGCCGGGGGAGATACAGATGATACCTCTCCGCAGCACGATATGATGGAAGGGGAATCCGAAGGTCACTCGATGGGTAGCCGTGAACTGGACAGTGATCTGGTGCACGAGATGGCTATTGGGTTTCTGAGTGAGCCAGAAGGTAAACAGGGATTGCTTCAGAGTTTGCAAGGGGCCAGTGACGTAGGTACGGCTGTGGGTAAGATGGCTGCTATGGTCATTCAGCGTATCGTTTCTGAGTTGGAATCCGAGAATATGCCCGTTGATCCGGAGAGTGCTTTTGGTACGGATGGTTCCTTGGTCAAGGTGCTGACGGCTATCTACGCGATTGCTAACCAGAACGGGTTGGAGATTCCCATGGAAGAGTCTCTGATCGATGCGTACGAAGTAGCTTCTGCGGATGTGGACAAGATGTTCGAGCAAGGCTCTCAGCCGCAGCAACCGCAACAGCCCGGCCCACAGCCACTCATGGGAGGGATGTAAGCCATGGGACAGTTCGGTCAGGCCCTTATGAACGTGGGTCAGAACTTAATGAATCGGGCCGAAGAGGAGCGTCGATTCAAACGGGAAATGGACTACAAGTCCCAGCAAGATGCTGCTCAGA